ATGAGCAGTAAGCGGTATACGGATGAGTTCAAGATCGAGGCGGTCCGGCAAGTGACCGATCGTGGGTTCAAGGTGGCAGAGGTCGCCGAGCGACTGGGTGTCACCACGCACAGCCTGTACGCTTGGCTGCGCAAGTTCGGCAAGCCCGGCGTAGTACAGCGCGCTGAGGCGGACCAGAGCGCCGAAGTCCGGCGGCTGAAGATCGAGTTGCGCCGGGTGACGGAGGAGCGCGACATCCTAAAAAAGGCCGCCGCGTACTTTGCCAAGGGGTAAAGGCAAAGTACCTCTTCATGCAAGTCCACCGCGAAGAATTCAGGGTGTGCGCGATGTGCCGGGTTTTGCGGGTGAACCGGGCTGGATACTACGCGTGGCTAAAGTCGCCCGACAGTGAACGCGCCAAGGAAGACGAACGCCTGCTGGGGCTGATCAAGCACCACTGGTTGGCCAGCGGCAGTGTCTATGGGCATCGCAAGATTGCCAAGGATCTACGCGATCTGGGTGAGCGTTGCAGTCGCCATCGGGTGCATCGATTGATGCGCACCGAGGGACTGCGTGCCCAGGTGGGCTATGGCCGCAAGCCGCGCTTCCATGGCGGAACGCCGTGCAAGGCGGCAGCCAACCTGCTGGATCGACAGTTCGACGTGACCGAGCCGGACACGGCCTGGGCGAGCGACTTCACCTTCATCCGTACGCATGAAGGCTGGATGTACCTGGCTGTGGTGATCGATCTGTTTTCCAGGCAGGTCGTCGGCTGGGCGATGCGCGATCGAGCCGATACCGAGTTGGTCGTGCAGGCCTTGCTGTCGGCGGTGTGGCGGCGCAAACCCAGCGCTGGTTGCCTGGTTCATTCGGACCAGGGGTCTGTCTACACCAGCGATGACTGGCGCAGTTTCCTGGCGTCCCATGGCTTGGTGTGCAGCATGAGTCGGCGTGGCAACTGCCACGAGCGCGAAGCCTGCCCTTGGGGCACAACGCACCGGTGGAGAGCTTCTTTGGTCTGCTCAAACGCGAGCGGATCAGGCGGCGGATCTACCCCACCAAGGACGCCGCACGCGCCGAGGTGTTCGACTACATCGAGATGTTCTACAACCCACAACGCCGTCATGGTTCAACTGGCGACCTGTCCCCTGTAGAGTTTGAACGGCGCTACGCGCAACGAGGGTCTTGAGTGTCTACGGAACCCTGGGCGTATCACTCGACCACCTGTTTCCGAATTTGAGTCGACCGAAGCCGCCGAGGACTACGACTGGTAGTTCCGGGCGAAGATCGAGCGCGCCGTGGCCGACACGCGGCCGACGATTTCGCACGACCAAGTGATGGCGCGCACACGCTGCGATCGAAGCCGCCGCGAAGCGATAGAAGCTCGCTGATGAACCAGGTCCAGAGCTGCAGGAACTGGAACTTAAGGTCCAGATTTCAGTACTGGCGGTTGTTCTGGTCAACTCCGGGGCGTTTTTTCCGTCGTTCCATCAAAGCTGTGGCGACTTGTCCAGGCTCCGAGAAATGTGCGGCGTATGTCCGCGGCAAATGGGGTGTATGCCTGCGGGAACGGGGGCATTTCCTGCGCGGCAATCAAGCGTCATTGTCCGGTCCGCTTCCTGTGGAGGGACCAGCAGTGATAGGCCGCCAGGGCGCACAGGAGCGTCAACACGGCCAATTTCGCATAATGTATAGAGGGTGGGTAACGGCTACCGGCGAAAGGGCCGCTAGCAGCGCCTCATGCGCCCCTGTGTGTACCGCCAGCACCAGCAGCGCGACCACCGCGGCGGCCGCGCTTAGCCTGTCCAACACTGATCGCCACAATGCGCGCTCCGCCGGAGACGCGGCCCTTTCTGCGTGAATTCGCGCCATCCATTCGCCCCCATCCAGCTTTGCCATCGCGCATAGCTGCGCAATTCGTTCGTCCGGAATCGGGTATCGGTCGTTTCGCCATCCGCTGATCACCGCTCGCGTTACGCCCAATTTTTGGCTCAAAACGTTGTCGGACGGGAGAGAGCAACTCTCTTTCACTTTGTCAAGTAGCTCGTTTGTGGTCGGCATGTATAGAAATCGCTTGACTCTCTGTCGAGCCATCACTATACATGCGTCCGTGTATTGGCATTCCTATACACCGCGCACCCCCGGCTCCCCTCCGGGGTCCGCGTCAAGGGGCAGGGGAGGGGGCAGCATGGTGCATTCATATTCGTTTCTGGGACAGCTACAGGCGCTGCTGATCCTTGTGCCGATGTGCGTTCTGATCGGCCAAGGAATTGTCGGTCTCATCTTCTGGTTTCTTGATCGCAAGCACGACGCGATGGTCGCTCAGATCGAGCAAGCCGCATTGGTCGCAATCGCACATCGCGAGGTGCGCCGTGGCTGATCTGCTAGTCATCCTTTTCGTCATCGCCGTTGTTTGCCTCGTCCTCGCTCTTGTGCGTGAGGGCTATCGGGTCGCTTGTGGTGGCTGACGGCACCTGCTCATTTTGCGGCGACACCACTGCCTATTTTTTCCCAGGCGGGTTGTGCGTTGCATGCACCTCGAAGAACGCACGTATCCGCATGCAGGAACAGCCCACGCAATCGCGTGAGTTGTCCGCGTTCGATGCATCTGTTGGCGTCATGCAGGCTGCTACGCGCCGCACTGAAATTGCCGCAGAGAAGATCCAAAAGAACAAGCGTGTGGTCGGTACAAGCGTGCGTGAGTTCGACGCGGCGCATCCGATCGCATTGACCGCTGAGGGCCAGCGCGCAGCGCTGGCCCTTGGGCTTGTCCATTACAAAACAAGTGACACGCGGGCCTCTACGACAGGCACCGTGACCATCGAAATCGACCCGCTGCAAGCGCGGGCGCAACGGCTGCGTAAGTCCGTGATTACCGGAGCACGTCTGCATGACCAGGAAGCGAAAAAAGGCTCCTTCCGGGGTGCGTGGTATTTCCTCACGCTCACCTACCGTGATGGAAGCGACAGCAGCCCTCGTGACGTTAGCGAATTATTTAAACGCATGCGCGGCCACTTCAATCGCCTTAAATCTGGGCGCGCACGGTGGAACCGTGAAAGCTTTCGTTACGTATGGGTCGGAGAGCTTACCCAGCGATTCCGCCCGCACTACCACGTGATGCTGTGGGTTCCCACGGGCATGTATTTCGGCAAAGTCGATCAACGCGGTTGGTGGCCTCATGGCACATCCCAAATCAAGAAAGCCCGCAACTGCGTCGGCTATCTCGCGAAGTACGCAAGCAAGTTCACCGCCATTACAGCTGGAGCTTTTCCCAAAGGCTTCCGCACACATGGCATCGGTGGACTCGATACCGAATCCAAGCGCGAATTGCGCTGGTGGAAGGCCCCGAAAGACGCGCGTGAAGCTCTTGGCGGGGAAGCGGATATCCGCAAAGCAAAGGGCGGTTGGTTCGACAGGCTTACCGGAGAGTTCTGGCCGTCTCCGTGGAAAGTCACATTCATCTTCGGCCGGACATTCGCCTGGAAGGTAGTCCCACTATGAAAGTTCAGATCATGAGTTCCGCTGTCGCTGTCCGTTCGTTTCCTGCGCGCGAGGGTAAGCCCGCAACGCATTTCCGTGAGCAGACCGCAGCTGTGTTGCGCGAGGGGGATTTCCCGCTGCCCTTCACCATCGGCCTTGATGAGGATCAACCGCCGTACACCGAGGGCTTTTACTTGATCGATCCCAGGTCGTGCCAGAACAATAAATTCGGTGGTCTTGAGTTCGGCCGCCGCATTCGTCTTATCCCGGATTCCACTGCCAAAGCCGCACAACCTGCGGCACGGGTGGCGTAAGCCATGGCCGAGTCCCTGTTCTTGCAAGCCTGCATGCCGTCGAACATTGACAGTGCGGGCATGTGCACGGCCTCGGTGTGGATCGAAAAACCAGAGCCAGTGTTGCCACCGCTCACGCTGGCCGAAGGAACCCAAGTGGCGCTTGCGATTGCGTCGTGCTGGGCGCTTGGCGCTGTCTTCCGACAATACGCCAGGGCATCAAAAGAGCGGTTCTAACCATCCCACCATCCTGTGAGAGAGAAAGATCAATGAACGCAAACAACGTGCAGTCCGCCATCTTCCGCGCCAAGGCCAAAGCCAAGGCATTCCGCAATCGCGCTGCAGGTGCCATCGGCACCGTGTCCCTGCTGCCTGCCCTGGCGTTCGCGCAGGCCGCTGGGCCGGGTGAGGCGATCACCACCGAGATCACCTCCGGCAAGGCCACTGTGTCGTCAATTCTGGTGGTGCTGGCCGGCGTGCTCGGCCTGTTCCTGTTGTGGTCGATGATCAAGCGCGCCAAGTAATCGACCATGCCGGCGTTGCTGGCAGCGTTGGGGTTGGGTGCCTTCGCCGAAATCGTCGCTGGCATCCTTTCAGTCCTTGCCGCCATTCGGGGTATCTACCTCGTCTGGTGGTTCATCAAAAAGGTTAGGTGAGGGGGCGGGAGACCGCCCCTTTCGCTTGAGGGGGAGACATGGGGTATTTCGTCATCGTTGCCATCTTGGGGGCGTTGTGGCTTGCATTCGATACCTGATCATCTGTGCGCTTGGGCTGCTCGCATTCTTTAGTCAGCCTGCGTTCGCGGCCACCACGAAGCAGCAGGCAATGTCTCTATGCCAGAAATACGCAAGCCACTATCAGCAATCTGATACGTCTCTCAATTTTGGCGGCAAATGTGTTGACAAACCAAACGCGAATGGCGGTGGGCTTTATCAATGCCAATACAAGCGATATGCCTACTACAACGGCCCTGTAGGCGATGAAACCTGTGGTGACTATCCGTACGACAACAGCAATTCGTGCGGTACGGTTGCGCCTATATCAGGCTCGCAGTCGTGGCCCGGCAGTGGTGCCAGTGTCTGCAAAAACGGCTGTCAGTATTCGCCGACAAATGTCGCGGTCGGTATGACAGTCGGTTCGGCTGCAAAGATGTTCTCGCCTGGCGGTCTCACTCCCACCGGCCAAGAGTGCACCTCCACAGATGCCCAGCTCGATCCAACACCGAAAGAGCAAGAGTGCACCCCAGTGGACGGGCAGACGATCTGCGCCAAGTCCGATGGGCGCGTATGCGCAACTGCCAGCACAGGTAAGCAGCTGTGTTGGAAGCCCGGAGAGACCGGGAAGAAAACCGAGGGTGCCGAGCTCGCTGATAGGCAGGGTGGGACGCAGCACACAGCCCCTAATTTGCAGCTTCCAAGTGGTGACACCCTGGAAAAAAAAGGTGGACCAACAACCGTTACTAGCACCACCAGTTCAGGGGGCACTTCTTCCACGGTGACTACAAACGTCACAACCTATAAGACCACCAACGGTACCGACGCCGGTTCAAAAAATGAAGGCGAGGGGGATGGAAAAGGTGAGGAGGGCGAGGGCAACGGTGCGTCCGGGGGTGGTGATTGCAAGACTGCACCCATTGTTACAGGTGACGCCGCATTGGGCATGATCGCCACGCAGGCATGGGCGACACGTTGCGCTGTGGAAGCCGGTAACGCGACAAAGGTGACTGGCGATATTGGGGATTGCAAAAGCGGGTTCACAGTCGAAGGTGATAACGCACAGGCGCATCAGCTACGCGCTATGCGTGCTGCACGCTGCGGTGATGGACCCGAGTGGGCAAAGCCCAAAAACGGCGAGGGCAGCAATGCTGATCCTCACTCGGGCGCTACTGATAAAGATGGCCCAGGGTGGTCTTCTCTCAAGGTCGGTGCGGATCTCCTCGACACGTCAGGATTTGGCGGTGGCTCATGTCCAACCCTCGGCACGGTTGACCTTGGCCGATTTGGGCAAGTGTCCCTCGACGGTGCGACGTGGTGGTGTCCACTGATTGCAGCCCTGCGCGCTGTGATGTTGCTGATCGGTGTGTTTATTGCCCTCCAACTTCTCATGGGAGACTAAGCATGTTTGGACCTGTCTGGGATTGGATTAGACGTGGCGTTGGGTTGCTCTGGGAGGTCTTTTTTTCCGGCATCGGCCGCATTGTGAGCAAGATCACCGCAAGCTTTGGCGTCACGTTGGTCTCGGTGAATGCGCTGTTGCCTAACCTCAAAACGTTTATCACTACCTACGTTGGTGCGTTGCCCGACTGGGCCCAGAATTTCTTAGGTGCCGTTGGCTTCGATATCTTTATCACCATGATCATTTCGGCGCTCTCGGTGCGCTTTATGTTCAAGGTCATTCCGATGCCTACGAGTGTGGCGCAACAGCTTGGAGCGGTGAAGCAATGATCTACTGGTATACCGGCCAACCTGGGCACGGCAAGACGCTTCACGCGATCGACCATGCGATTGATTTTCGCGACGCTGGCCGGCTGGTGTATGTGTGCAATGTGCGGGGTTTTAAGCACGCCGATGCTCGCATGCTTGAGATGACGCCAGAGCAGTTTATCGACTGGCCCAACTCACTTCCGGATGGTGCGGTGTGTGTTGTCGATGAGGCGTATGAGCACGGCATGCTGCCCAAGCGTCGGCCCGGCTCGACCGTTCCACACCATGTTGAACAACTCGCCAAGCATCGGCATCGCGGTCTTGATTTCATCTTCGTGAGCCAGTCGCCGGACCGCCAATGCGATGACTTCGTGCAGGATCTGATCGAGCGACATGTGCATGTCCGTCGGCGGTTCGGCTTGCCGTTCGCGCACTTGCGCACGTTCGACAAGTACGAAAAAAACCCTGAGCGTGGGCACCCGTTGACGCTGAAGCGGGTCAAGTTGCCGAAGCGGCCGATGGGCCTGTATGAGTCAACTGTGCTTGACACCAGCGAGCGCAGCATTCCGTGGTACTACCCGACTGCCATCCTGCTGCTCATCGCGATCATCGTCGGTGCGTGGCTGACCGTTGGCCGCGTGCATGATCAGCTAACCGGTGAGCTGCATACGACGCCGGAAGGATCGACACCCAAGGGCGCAGCGCAGAACGGAGCGGCAGCGACGGTCGGAGCTGCGCCCCAACCTATGGAGGACCCGACGCCGACGCGTGCGCGCGATTACGTGGGCTGGATGACGCCGCGAGTCCCCGGTCAGCCTTGGACGGCCCCTGCTTACGATGCGCTGGCGGTGCCCAATAATCAGCCGCCGCGCTTGTTCTGCATGCAAGCTGGGGCAGGGCAGGATGCCCATGGAAAGCACAGCGGCGCGTCCTGCAGCTGCATCACCGATCAGGGCACCGCCTATGCCCTGGATGAGGCGCGCTGCGCTATCGTCGCCACACGCGGCCAATACGAACCGTTCCTTGACATGAACCAGCGCGAGGCGCGCCGGATGACTGATCTGCAGCAGTCGGCTCACTACAGCGAGGAAGCAAGGCGCATGCGTGATCCCGAGCCGGGGGTGACGATTGGCCGTCAGATTCGTAGTCAGGGCACGTTCCCCGAGTCACCGGGGTATCAGTCCAGCACGTATACCGGCCCGACCACCTTGCAAATGTAGTTCGGTATCATCCATGCCAATCACAGGGGGTTGGCATGCACGTAAGACTGGCGGTTTTCCTGATGCTCGCAATCGCGGCGCCTGCATACGCTCAGCAGGTACATAAATGCCGCGAACGCGGGCAGGTCGTCTATCAGTCGGCACCTTGTGCGTCCGGCATATCCGAAAAGGCGTGGGACGCTACGCCGGAAGCAGAGCCAACCATTGCCGACAAGGTGCGCTTGCTTCGAATCGACCGCGAGCTTAAGGCTCGCAACGCCCCATCAGTCGGCTACGCAACAGGGGCTACGGTCACAACCAGCACATCCGCCTGCGAATCGGCTAAAGCGCAGCGTAAGGCAGCCTATGACGCTGCCGGCGTGCATCGCTCGTTTGCCATGTCCAGCCATTGGGACAACATCGTCCAAGCGGCATGTAAGTGA